ATCGGACTTAGGTTTGTCATCGGATTTAGGACTACTGTCAAACTTTAACTTAACAACTTCTTTTTTATAAAACGAACGTAATTGAATATTGTACATTTGTTTTTCTTCATCTGACGCATTACTCCAATCACTAATGGTTGGATAACCTTTGACTAATAATTTACCTGTCTTATAGTCTCTGTAAGCATTTTGTAACTTCTCACCATCTTGAGTAACCACAACTAACGTTTTCTTTTTACCATCTTTAGTTGTAAAATCATAAGGTTTTATAGTTACTTGTTTGCTAAAATCAATACCTTTAAGTTTCGAGAGGAAACTATTAGCGTAATAAGTGTCTTTGGTTTGTGCCAAATTCATGGTTAGTTTGTACTTTTCGTCTTGATCGTTAATAAAAATACTAAACTCTTCACCATAATTGCCTTTATTGAAAGTAATATTGGTTATCATTCCTGATATATCTCCGCTTTGTCTTTCGAATACATATCCTTTTTTGCCATTAGCGTCCTCGTATTCTCTTTTGGTTGCTTTAATATCATCCTCTGTTGATTTCTCTGCGATGATTGCACCCGGGGATATTCTTAAATATTTCATACTTCCTCCTCTTTTTAATTCTCCTAATGCCATTTTATTTTTTATTTGATGTTTTGTTTTTACATTTTTCTTTGTCGCAATCTTCAATCAATTCTGCTTTAGCTACGTGATTAAGTAACTGTACTACAGGTTGTTGATTTAAAAAATTAATCATCGCCTGAACAGTTGAGGCTGGTAATTTGTAAAACTTTTCTTGTTCGTTCATTTTAATTAAATTTATTTATTATACTTATTTTCAAATTGACTTACTTTAAACTTGTAGAAGAACAAACGATTTATGTTCATATCTATCATTTTTTCAATAATTTTTAACTCTTTGTCTGACGCTGTTGGCTTCTTATCGTAAAACCTCTCTATTTTTCTTTTTGTTCTGCTGACCCTCCGCCTATTTAAACGATAAGAAATTATATCAACACCTTTAATAAACCCATGTTTTTCTATAAGATTTTTATCTTCTTTTGATACCTTGCTGTAATAATTACTTTTGCGTGTATCTTGGATATAATATGTATCATTAGCATCAATAGTTATCTTGAAGCCTTTATATAAGGTGAAACTATTATGTGAATCATTATAGAATACCCCTTCTTTTTTAGATAATAGAAAAAATTGTTTTAGTTTATCTTGTGTCATTGTTAAATTATAACATACGACAAATATAACTAATTAAAAATTATTAGACAAATCTCTAAAAACATCATATACATCCTGATAATCTGAATGATTTAATCTTTGTTTGTGTTCAGTATAAATGGCTTTTTCTACAGCTTTTTTAATTTCTAATCGGTTTGGTTTTTTTAATTTTAGAAATAACTTCTTCATATTGTGTTTTTTTATGTTTGAAAAATTGTTCTATTCTATAAGAGGAATCTGCCTTTGTACCTTTTAATATAAACTGATCATATTCTAATAACAAGTTTTCTAAAAATTTTGTTTTTTCCTTCTTCATGTTAAACTCTCTTGGTTGTTTTATTTTTCACCCATTCTTTTTTAACATTTTCTTCTTCGTATCTATCAGCTACATTACTCGCACACCATTTGTTTTGAGGTGATGTGAATTGTTTTTCCAAATTAGAAAGTCTTTTGATAGCGATTACATCATAGTCTGGATTCTTAATAACACTTTTTAAATCATCATCCCAAGCCACTAAACTTAGTATTTTGTTTTCGAAGGCTACAAACATATCGTTTCCTTCTTGGTGTACTTCTCCAATATCTGCTGATCTAAAACCTCGTAGTTCTAAAAAATCACCTTTTTTAACGTTTTCTTTTTTTAATTCTGTTTTCATTTTGATTTTATTTAATTAATTTTAGTTTGTATTTACGTCCTTTTATTTCAACCTCTTCACCATCAATATTTGTAGAGTTTAATTGATTTATAAAAGCTTCATATTCTTCTTTTGAAACTCTATTACCTTTTACCTTGTAAAGACCTGTTGAGTTTTTGTAAGCTATTTCATTACCTTTTTGATCGAGAGTAAATTTTGATGAGTAACCAGTTGCATCTTTAAAAGTTAAAAGCTTACCATTTTCATCAAAAGTTTCTTCATATATAAGTACATGATCTGAAATAAATTTACTTTCATACTTATGATAAGCAACTACATCTGAATTTTTGTAGTAGGCTTTGAGTATTGTTCTCATTTTTTATTTATTTAATTAATGTTAATTTGTATTTACGTCCTTCTATTACAGCCTCTTTACCATCAAGATTTTTAGAGTTTAATTGATTTATAAAAGCTTCGTATTCTTCTTTTGAAACTATCTTGCCTTTTACTGTATAATAACTATCTGAATTTTTGTAAGCTATTTTATTACCATTTTCATTATAAATAAACTCATATGAATAACCATTTGAATTTTTGTAAGCTATTTTATTACCATTTTCATTATAAATAAACTCATATGAATAACCATTTGAATTTTTAAAATTTAAAGGTTTACCATTTTCGTTATAAATGTATTCACATAACATACCGTTATGTTCATACTTATGATAAGCAACTACATCTGAATTTTTGTGATAGGCTTTGAGTATTGTTTTCATCATTTAGTTTTTTTATTTATTCTGAATATATTTATTAATTTAACAATTAAATAAGGTGTGAGGTACAGGTACAAAACTAGTGATAAAAAAAGAAGTATCCAATTCATTTTATTAATTTTTAACTAGTTATTTATTTATGTAATTAAATTGTTAATTGATTGTAAGTTGTTGGTAACTAAAGATTATCGTTTTATTGAGTAGTTGTGTGTAATGCTACTTCTTCGTATTTTTAAAACAATGGTTAACTTTTGCTGTGTCATAAAATTCAGAAATTTCTTTTTGTATAAACCCATCTTCGTTTAATTTAGGTTCTTTTAGCCCTATATCTGCTTTACTTAAAAGTAAGTTCATAGTATTAACCAATTTATTCTTACGTTCACGTTCAGCGTTTAAAATCATCAAAATAGTAGGCACTACATCCTCACTTTTAGAAATTTCGTCAACAATTAAATTCTTTTTATCCGCTTCACTAATTAACGGTATTTCAATAATTTCTTTAATTTTATTTAAGTTCATTTTAATTAATTTTTTATCTAGTTATTTGAACTGTAGATAGTGATATTACTGTATCAGTTCTATTTTAATAATCCCCATATTACCGCTTGGTAACGCAGAAGATGAGTATACATTATCCCAATTATAATCTATTGCGAGTTGGTGTAGTATAGTCCTATAAATTTGGTAGGTATTACCTATAAAATCTGTTCCATTATACCCCTTACTTGCGTTATCAGGTAAATCGGGGAGTAAAACTCGTTTAACTTGTTTAAAATGTTCTTCTGCTAAATCACGTCTTTTGATTTGTTCATCAAAAGATAGTCCTTTGATCATTTCTTCAACAGTATTCTTCATTTCCCATTGTCCAGAAGCAAAACGAGAAACATCTTCTAAACAACTTGCGATTAATCGTATTTGATCTTCTGATAATTCAATTCTGTATTTCTTCATAATTCTGTTTTAGTTAAGGTGTAGTTTTTTATTTTTTACTTTCATTTCTAATTTAAAAGTTATAGTATTTTGGTTTTTATACTATTTTCGTATTATCTCAATTATATCGTGGTCTGTTTCGGGTATCCTATTTTTAGCAAATACAAAACCATCATTTGTTCTAGTTCCATAGTTCTCATCTCCAAACTTATCACTAGGGTATTTTACAACGTGGTCTAAGTAGTTGTAATGTTTCCAAGGTGTTTTGCACACGTATTCTAATTTTAATCCATGAGAGCTAATTAATATATCTCCTTTTTTGCAAGTATTTAAGTCGACCATTGGGTGTAGTTTTTTAATTTTTACTTTTGTTTCTCGATCTGTTTTTCGTTTAAAAATTTAGCGTTTAGTATCGTGTGTAATTAAACGTTATTATTTTTAATAAACACCACCAAAAGTTCTAGGTAAACTATCCACTAACTTTTTAATTTCTTCTCCTTTTAGTTTAATCACCACTCCGTCTTTTTCAATCACCATTTTAAGCCCTTCACTCCAATGACAGAAAGTACTATCACCTTGTTTGTATAACGAGTAAGTTCCTACCTTGAAACTACCACTAACATCGGTTATAAAATCATTGTCTTTTTGTGAGTTCTCCAAAGTTTTGTTCAACTCTTTTCTATCAACGGGTTGCTGTAAGGTTTGGATTATTTTTTTCATGCTGACCTCATCTTTTAGGTTTGTTGTTCAAGGCATTCTCAAGTGATAGATTCATTTCATCTATTTTATCACAAATTTTACCTACCTGATTTTCTATTTGATGTTGTATTTTAACCTTTTTTTCAATCTGATTTAAAGTAGAAGTAAATCCTTTCAAGTCCTCTTGTTTTATTGGTGAGGTGATTTTTCTTAAATCTTTCTTAATTTTTTTAACCTCATCGTGTAGTTTTTTCATTTTGATATTTATTTAATTAATGTTAGTTTGTATTTAATTCCTTCTATCTCAACCTCTTTATCATCAAGATTTTTATAGTTTAACTGGTTTATGAAGGATTCATATTCTTCTTTTGTAACTTTTTTGCCTTTTATGTTATAATAACCATTTGAATTTTTATAAGCTATTTGATTACCATTTTCATCTGTAGTGTATTTGTATGAGAAACCAGTTGAATCTTCATAGGATGTTTTATTGCCATTTTTATCATAAGTGCATTTATATGAAAAACCATCTGAACCTTTATAAGTTATTTTATTACCATATGTGTCATAAGTGTATTCGCATAAAATACCGTTTGATTCATACTTATGGTAAGCTAATACATCTGAATTTTTGTAGTAGGCTTTGAATATTGTTCTCATCTGTTTAATTTTCTTTTTTTATTAATTCTTTTATCTTCACACAAACATAAATCATTTTTTAATCTTTCCCAAATAACTGGTGCAGTCTTTGGACTATAAAAATGTTCTGGTTCACTTCCCATCCTGATTGATACAACATGGTCTCCCTCGAAACCTTTACTAAATAAGTTCTTATTCCAGTAAGGTTGTACCTGTAGCTCGCATTGGTTGAATTGTACATAAAGTATTCCGTTCTTCTCTATAATAATTCCTAAGTCATCTGTACCTCTCAATACTGTTTCTAAAAACATATAAGGTTGTAAATCGTCTCTAGTCATTGTTTTTTTCTCTCTTATTTTTTATATTTTTCTTTCACTATCTGATACATTTCATCTATATTATGTTTTGAAACATCAAAGCAATGAAAATCGTGTCTTGATCTTGATGTCATTGCCTCTCTGTATTCGTTTACTTTTTCTATACCGTAGTCAAGTTCTATAATTCTTTCTAAGTTCCCAAGACTTGAAACAGACATTAAGCACTGATATTCTATTTGTTTTGGCTCTTCTTGTTCAAAATCTCTTATTGATTCGTTTTCTGATTGACAGCATAGCATTGTACTTGCTAGCCCCATTCCAATAATTGTTGTTAGTAGTTTTTTCATTTTGATATTTATTTAATTAATTTTAGTTTGTATTTGGTTCCTTCTATTTCAGCTTCTTTACCATCAAGATTTGTAGAGTTTAATTGATCTATAAACGCATCGTATTTTTCTTTAGTAACTTCTTCTCCTTTTACATGATAAAAACCATATGAGGTTTCGTAAGCTATTTTATAGCCATTTTCATCTAGAGTGTATTTACATGAATAACCACTTGAATCTTTATAAGTTAAAAGATTTCCATTTTCATCGAAAGTTCTTTCTTTTATTAAGTCTTTATTTTCATACTTATGGTAAGCAACCATGTCTGAATTTTTATGGTAGGCTTTGATTATTGTTTTCATTTTGATATTTATTTAATTAATGTTAATTTATATTTACGTCCTTCTATTTCAACTTTTATATCTTCAAGATTTACAGATTCTAACTGGTTTATGAAGGATTCATATTCTTCTTTTGAAACTTTCTCACCTTTTACCTTATAAAAGTCATCTGAATCTTCAAAAGCTGTTACCTCACCATTTTTATCTATAGTGTATTTGCATGAGTAACCATTTGAATCTTCATAAGTTAAAAGATATCCATTTTCATCGAAAGTTTTTTCTTTTATTAAGTCTACATCTACATACTTATGGTAAGCAACTACATCTGAGTGTTTGTGGTAGATTTTAAATATTGTTTTCATTTTGATTTTATTTAATTAATTTTAATTTGTATTTGCGTCCTTCTATTTCAACCTCTTTACCATCAAGATTTTTAAAGTTTAACAGATCTATAAACGCATCGTATTTTTCTTTAGTAACTCGCTTACCTTTTACTTCATAATAACCATCTGAATTTTTGTAAGCTATTTTATTTCCATTTTCATCTCTAGTTGTTTTGCTTGAATAACCATTTGAGGTTTTATAACTTAAAGGTTTACCATTTTCATCGTAAGTGTATTTACATGAGTAACCATTTGAATCTTCATAAGCTATAATATTACCTTTTTTATCGAAAGTTTTTTCTTTTATTAAGTCTTCATCTTCATACTTATGGTAAGCAAATATGTCTGAATGTTTGTGATAAGTTTTAATTATTGTTTTCATTTTTTTATTAAATCTTTTTTGGTTAAATTGTGATACACCTCTATATTTTCTAAATATTCTTTTTCTAATTGATCTACATATTCTTTTACAAAAGAGATAGTTTCCTCTTTTGAAGAAAACAGATTAGCTTCTGATTTCAATTTTGTTAATTTTATTCTTTCTTTTTTATTTAAAATTCTATTTGAACAAATAGAATCTATTTTACCTATGGGTAATACATTATGTCCTTCGGGAATTTGTGGAGCAAAATGAATATTTTTTTGTAAATAACACATTGTTAGCAAATCTGAAAAAGGTTTATTACTCTTAATCACAACCCGTACTAAAAATTTATTAGTGTAGGTTTTTTCAATCAAAGTAAATTCGTAGCTACAACCATTGATAATAATTTCTTCTTTTTTGTTCATAATCTGAATGTTTGTGGTAAGTTTTAATTATTGTTTTCATTATTTAGTTTTTTTTATTTATTCTGAATATATTTATTAATTTGACAATCAAATAAGGGGTGAGATACAGGTACAAAACTAATGATAAAAAAAGAAGTATCCAATTCATTTTATTACGTTTTATTTATTACCTCTTTCTGACTTAGGTTTTTTATGTTTGTACAGTTTTTCGTGGGCGTTTTTCCCGTCTATTTCTTTTAGGTTTCTTATTCCACCTGCTACAACTATCAAACCTACTACTATTGCTGATATTAAGAACATTTCCATGATATTTATTTTTTATGATTATTAAGATTCTGCTAATTTAATGATTTTAGTATATTATAATGAGTATTAGATAAGATTTCGTTTACAGATAGTGATTTCTCTCTATTTAATATTTTAATTTGATCAAGAGCTTCACAGACATTAGTGTAAACTTTTACTAATTTATCTTGGTTATCTTTTACTAAAAAAAGCGGTTTTTGTTTTTTGGTTACCATTGTTTGTAGGTGATATAGTTTCATGATTATTATTTTTAAAAAATTAAATTTTCGTTTCTATCTTGTGTTTTTATACTTCCCTTATTAGCTAAAAAACAAAATTCAATTCCTTGTCTAAAGAGAGATAAGAATCTTCGGTAATTATTAAGTGATCCAATAACTGTACCTCGAAAATATCAAGGGATTTTTTTATTTTTTTTGTCACTTCGATATCTGCTTTACTTGCTTTGAGATTCCCTGAAGGATGATTGTGTGCTAAAATTACACCTTTTGCTAAACTTTCAACAACATATTTACAAATTATTTGAATATCTACTACGGTGCCACAAACCCCTCCTTGTGATATTTTACTATAACCTATTGTATTGTTTGCTCTATTTAGTAATAAAATATAGAAACTTTCGTATAGATTTACGTCATCTTTGAAAAATGGTTTTATGACGTTATACGCATCTGATGCAGAGCTTATTTTTGCTTTTTGGTATTCTGTTTTAGTTTCTTTTAGTGTGAGTAGTGGTAATTTTGTTTTGTAATGTTTCATGATTGTTATTTTTTAGTTGTTATTGATTTTTTTTGTTAATTAGTAAATAGCTACTATTTCAGATAATACAAAAAAACCTAAAAAAGGTCCAGATTTAGTAAATATTTTTGTGTGTTCGTTATAATGCTTTAAATCTAATATTATTGTTTCGGCTGTGTTTTGAGAAACTTCTAATTTAATTCCATTTTTGAAAAGTACTGTTTTCATATTGTTGTTTTTTAATTGTTAATATTTTTTTAGATAGTGATTTAAAAATAAAGTGAAGAGGGGCTTCATTAATTCCACCCCTGTATCACTTCAACTAAACAAAATAACTAATCATCAAATTTTATATAACTGGCATTGCAAGCCCTATGATATCACTTCCAAAAACTTCAATTTTCATTCTGTAATATATATCATCCCTACTAGTGTTTTTATTATTCGCCATAAAAGTAAGTTTGATTCTTTCTTCACCGCCTGTAGCATCGCAAAAACGCTTTAGTAGTTTTGGATTTATACTGATATTCGTCCTTTGTATTATACGATCAGCGTTGATAAATTGATCAAAATTTGGGTAATTGATACTATTACCTGCTTTTACTTCTAATCTTATATCTGGTGCGTTTTTACCTTCGGATAAGTCAAAAAAATGTTTTTCGTTTGTAAACTCATAGGCTATGTTTTTGTACTTTATTAATTCCTTCCATACTGTTGATGGTATAAATAAGCCTTCGTCTGGAATGGTTTGTGTAAAATCGTTTGAAAATATTTCTTTTGTTGGTACGATAGCTAAAATGTACGTATCTGTTACCCTGCAAACTTCTTTTGTCATGTGTATGTGACTAAGTGCGTCGTTTACTTCTTTTGGGGAGGTTGCTAAATGTAGTTTGATTTTGTTTGTTAGGATGTTCATGATTTGTTATTTTTAATTGTTATTATTTAGTTTCGTTTCTTAATTGTTTTGTAAAGATAAAATAATTTTTTTGATTGTGCAAGGAAAATTATATTTTTTATCTGTATTTATTTTTTAACTGGTTTAAATTGTTTTGGATTTTGTCTAGCTCCGATAATGTTTTATCAAGAATATCTTTTTTGTTTTGTGGATTGGTGAAGGAGTTAAAATCTATGTTTGTTTTTTCCTTGTGCTGTATTGCTTCTTTTGTAAATCTTACTTTTTTCATTTTGTTATTGTTTAGTATTGTTATTTTTAGATTGTTGTTTTAATTTACTCAATTACAAAAGTAATTCATTTCTTTTGGACGTAGATCCCTCAATGGGTGCAAAAATGTTAAATATATGTTTTGCTAAATCATCAGCAGGCTTTAATACTCTTGTAGATAAACCTGAATAAATATTTTGCCCATCTTTACCCAATAATGCTTGAATATGTATCCCGTTTATGGTTCTGTAAAAACCCTTAATGTGATAAATACCATCATCAAAAGTAGTCTCAACAATATCGCCAACATTAAAAGATTTGTGATTGGTGATATCTACGTATTCGTAGCAACCTGAATAATTCTTTTCTTTAAGTAGTTTATTTAAACCATCTACCCAATCAATACAATAATTTTTGAAATTATCAGATTGGTTATTTTTTAGATTTTTTAGATTTTTTACGCTCATGATGTTTGAATTTTAGATTATTATTTTAGTTTAGTACCCTGCAACGGTTTTGCCCCGTTTGAATTAGTCTACTAAGCAGGGTTTAGAT